TTGAGAGTAAAGTTTTATCTCCAAATAATATTGTCCCTTGGCCAGGGAATGTTACTATTGGATTAACCCTCTTCTTATATAGTGCATCTCTCTCAGCTTGATTTGGATTGAAAGACAACTTAGTAATACCTAATAATTGTCCTCGGTTAAATCCTGCTGGTGAGAACCATGCATCTCTTTCTTGGTCAGACCTTGCCATTATACCTGCTGTGTGTCCACATGCTGGAATATAACAGTAATTATCAGTATACTTATCGTATTGATAACACCATGCACTGTCCATTACTGCATAAGAACTTGAAGATAAAGTATCTGCAAGTGCTACTATTGAAGTGGATTCTGAACCAGAATTGTTAACACAATCTTGTTTTCTTGGTGAAATGATTGCCATACAATCTTTTCTTGCTTCACATATTGCAATTAAGTTATTTGCTTGAGTTGTTGCTTCTGCTAATGTTGTTACCTCGTTACCAGAACCATCGTCTCCATTAAGAGGCCCAGATATTAAGAAATCAACATCTTGGGTTTCTGCATCACCGAGATAAGTCTCGATTCCAGATTTCTTCTGACCAGAAGTTAAGCAATAACCATCTGAACCATTTGTAAATGATTGTGTGATTGGTAATGTGTGTGTATCAAATATTGCACCCGCTGAAGCGAATGTATTACCAGATTCACTTAAATTTGAATTGTGGTTGGAGAAGAAGATGTAGTTTGAGTTGTATCTTAGTTTATCTACAAAGTAGTTAGAATTTCCTTCTGCGTCTTTTGCATCAGATGCCATTGATACTCCTTCGAATATCTCAAGAATTTCTCCTACTATACCTGTAATTAAACCATTCTCATCAACGACAGCAATGTGCATTTCATCCAAAGATGAACTGTTTGCAATAGCATCTGGACTTGAGCCAGGAGCTTTTGTAAAACTAGATGCAAATTCCCATTCTCTGTTTACATTAGCTGAGTTTGCAACTACAGTTTGTAAACCAGAACTTCCATCACTTGCCAATGCAAATGTAATGGCATTAGTATTAATTTCAGAGATTATATACTTATTAGTATCAGTACCAAAAGTAATTACATCTCCAACAACTAATGCAGCTCCACTTGCAACTGTCATTGATGTATCTCCCAATGCAATTGAACTGTCATTTACAGTTGTTGCAGCGGATTGTGAAAATGCATTTGCACTTGCACAAACAGATACTTTTAAACTATTACCTAAAACACCAACACATCTTGCAACAAAATCTCCAACATTTGAAGCAGCTGCACCTGTATGATAATTATTATCATAATAATGTGTCGCATTTTTTACTAGTAAACCAGCTGAACCAGTGGATGCATTCAACATATTTGTTGAAACTGCACGAACCACTTTTAAGTTATTTCCATATTTCAAGAAATTTGCAGCTGAATAAAAGTGTTCTTTCTTCTTCACAGAAGTAAGATAGGCGTCATCATTAGATGGGTCACCAAATACACTTACTAAATCCTTTTCGGATGTAATAGTTCTAACTTCATCAACTGGGCCCCAACTAAAAGAACCTACATAACCACCTATACTAGATGATACTGCTGGTACTACATTTGAAACATCTATTTCTCTGACTTGAACGCCAGGACTTACTAGAAATGCCATTTTAGTTTTCTCCCATAAAGTTTATTTATGACCGACCACATTTATTGTGTTCGTCCATAGTATTTAGTATTTTATTGTTTTTAAAACACTCCATAATTCTTTCCATCGTCCACAACTGTCCAGACATCACCATCTTCTTCAAAGGTATCTCCACCTTTACCACTATCTATAATACCTATTGGGACTATATCGTCTTCGATTTCTTTTTGTTTTTCTGCATATAACATTGATTTTAAGTCTGCACTTGACATATCTTTAAACAATGGTGTACTAACAAACCATGCAAACATAACACAATTCATCACCATATCGTCATGACAACCACCATCTGCTTGCCAAGATTGACCTCTAGATACAAAAGTTGCAAATTCTTGAATAGTATCGGAGTCTCTTATATACAGTTTTTTCTCTTCCATTATTTCTCTTAAGGCTGCACAACCCTGTGCTTTAACCTTTTTAGTCATACGAACACCGACTCCATCTGCTTTAACTGAACTAGTCATAAACATATTTTCGTATTCTAACTCGTAATACATCTCTCTACAAACCATTGTTCCTTGATTATTATTCTCTACAATAATCAATGCATCGTTATACAACTTACCATATTTTACACATATGTCTGGTAATAACATAGGAGATATTAAATTATCTCTAAATGTGCATACTTGTTCAAATAAATTACCATCATGTATGTCAAATATAGTAAAGGTAGAATAGTCCATACCTTTACCCTCTGCAACATCTACAGTCATTATATACTCATGATGGGGTTTAGGTTTCTTATATACTCTTACTTGACCATATAATTCAGTAGGATTTTCAGATACTAATCCTAAAATAATATTAGATGGGATAAGAGTTCTACCAGTTCCTAAGAAAGAATTACCAAATTCTTGTTCAAACTGCAACTCTGATGTATTTGCAATGGTAGTTTTCTTCCATGTTTCATCTCTGCCTGGCACATCACTCCAGTCTATTTGATAGTTTGCAAACTCATTTGAGTTAGTAACTGATGCTTCCCAGATACGATGAAACATATTACCTACTCCATTTGCAGTAGATGTTATAATAACCTTTGAGTTCTTACCAGATGTAATAACTGGATATGTACCAGTATAAAATGGTTCTGCATTTTCTACAAAGGCAAACTCATCAAGATAAAGAAGGTTAACAGATAGACCACGAATCGATGATGTCGTGGTTGCAGATGCAATAATTCTAGAATTGTTTTCAAAATCTATACTTCCTTTGTTTAATGCTTTAGTCCCAGGCTGTAAAAAGAAGGGAACATTCTCTAACATAATTGTAATACGAGATAACATTTCTCTTGCAGTTGCACCTTTGTTTGCAAGAATAGCTACTGTTTGTTCTGGATGAAATAATAAATACCAAAGAAGATATGCACATACTGTTATAGATTTACCACTTTGACGACATGCAAGAACTATGTTAAATCGATTATCTTCGAAGTGTTGTATTAATCCCTGTTGATAATCATAGAGTTCAAAGGGAACTAATCCTTCATCTAGTGAAATAATTTTTAAATATTTGGATATAAAGTATGCTGGTTCACGAGTACATCTTAAATACTCTTGAACTTTATCGTCTGTCCATTCCTCAGTAACACCCTGTCTTTTGACATTTATGTTACCAAGATATCCTTCATTCTTCGGTTTTGGCATTGTTTTTTAATAGTTTCTGTAATTCTGCTGTAGAACCTACAAACAAATTTTGATTTGTTGTTTGATTTTTAGGTCTATCGTCTTCTAAGTCATCCATCATTTTTTGTATTTGTAATAACTTTTCAGATGTTTCGGATACTGTCTTAATTAACTGTCCAGCAACCTCATAAGTCCTCGGATGTTCACTTTCTTTTGCAAGGTCTAGGATACCCTCAATTGCATCCTGTCCTCTCTCTACGAGTCCATACAGAGTGTTTCTGGTGTATTTGTAGTCAACCTGTTGTTCATCTTTTCTTTCTGTAAAACGACCATTCTGGTCTCTGGGAACGAGTTGTTTGTTAGTTTCTTTAACTACTTCTTCTGCTTCATTGTTAATATCTAGAAGTTCGTCTAGTTTGTCATCTATAGATTGTTTCATAATTAAGTAATTGTGGTTTTATCAGTATTGTAATCTGAGTCATTCCCATCAAAAAAGTTTATTGTTTCAGTTATATTTAGTGGTGTTGTTTCTGGACTTGTATTAGTTGGATTAGGAACTTGTTTAATTTCACTTTGTCTTCCAGCTGCACTATTTGCTTGTCCATCATCTGTAATGTATGTTCTTGCACGAACATCTCTAATAATCTCTGATTTGCCAATAGAACCATATAGGTATGTTTTCATTTCAAAGTTTAGCGTCCAAATAATTACTCTACGAGATTGAAAGTCTCCTTCATATTGGTCATCATAAGATACATCTTGTAATACGATTGGTACATCTCTTTTTTCACTGGTGCCTGGCACTGTAGTCATTGTAACTGTAAAATCTGGTGTAAAAAAAGGTAATATCTGTTCTACAATCTGTAATGCATCTTCGGTATTTTTTGCAATTGCATATAAACCGAAATTAATATTGTAAGGAACTGGTGCAAACTGTGTCTTTAAAACAGTATTATCACCACTATCTTGTAATTTATATTGTTTTAACTTACCAAGCTTTCTCTCTGCATCATAGTTTAAACCAGTAATATCAAATGCAATTCTAGGTAAAGTCATTGCAACTCTTGATGTAGAACTGTCCATTAAGTCTGCAGCTTGGTCTAATCTTGCAATAAATTTTTGTTTTGGGCCATAAGATAATGGAACTCTTATGTTTTGTGTTTGAGTTCCAGATGAGTTATCTCTTTGAATATCAATCTCATTGAACATTGTACCAAAAACTGATACTGCTCTTTTGATTGCTTCATGATAGAAATGTGATTTACCTAACATTTTTAATTCCTACTCATATTTATAGTGACCCAAATGGATTACTTTCCGAGAAGTCTACGATGTTTGCACCAGCAGTTTCAAAGTCCTTATTGTCTGCAAGTGGGTCATTTGGTGTTACATATTGGTCTGGTGCAGTTGTTATTGTTCTACTTGCACTACTTGTTGCACCTACAATATTACCTGCAGCTGCATTAGACGATAATACAAACATAGTATTTGTTGCTGGAACATCTGTATCATCAAATGTTATGTTATTAACAATAAGAGTTTTACTATTTTCACCCTGTGAAGTATAAGATACTACCTGTCCAGATACAGTTTTACCAGATGCAACTGTTTGTGTGACTGTTTCTCCATGAACAAAGTCTCCAGAACCAGAACCTAATGCCATAGATACTTGATATGCAAATGAATCTTCAACACCATCAAGTTCTGCAATACCAGTATCAAATGCTTCATGTGAGTATTCAAAGGTTTCACATTGTAGTTTAAATACATTAAGCTTACCTAATTGGTAGAATGGATTTTCATGTTCTACAAATCTAATTTCAAATACTTGATTTCCAAGTGGGAAATAAATTAAGTCACCTTCTTGAGGTCTTGTTGCTGTAACTAAGTTTTGGTCTAATGATACAAACCTATTCCATGTTCTTCTAGATAAAACGAAGGTTGCTTGGTCTCTGACTTCTACACCAAATTTAGAAAGTAAGTCTCCTTCACCTTCAAACCCTTCGGTATTTTCAATATACATTTCAACCGAATATGCATCGTCAAACTTTGATGAAGTATCTTCACCAAACAATTCATCCTCATCTACAATAGTTCGTGGTAAGTAAAAACATTCATGGCCATAGAATCTTAAAGATTCTACAACTAAATCTTCATGTAAGTCTTGTTCCGATTGAACTGCATGGTTAAAATATACATTAGTAGGCATCGATTACCCCATCATTATAGCAGACTCAGTTTGTAATAAATTACTCTGTTCCTCTAACTTTTCAATTTCAGTGTTTGCATCTTCTAGGATTTGTCTACCCTGTAAGGTAACTCCGCCAGGCAACTGAACCCCTTCAAACTTAGAAAGGTTCTGACCCCATTGTTTTTTGATTAATGCAGTTACATATTTCTTTAACCAAACATCATTATAAACATCTGTGAATTGTGTTGGGTCTATCTTTCTGTAACAATCTATGATAATATATTCTCCAGATGTGACTGCATTTGACCAATCCATATCTAAGTATAATCTGTTTTGTGCTTTGTTAAAACGAATTGGAACTTGTCCGATTAGTATTTCATCTAATAATTGAATGTGATTTTGCACCATTTCATACTGCACTATAGATGTAGAAGAGATATCATATAAGTCATTTAGTCTTAATTGGTATCTAAGGTCAAACATGTTTAGACCAGATTTATCTACGAATGGAAATACTCTTAATACTGAATAAACCGATTCTGGAAGAACAATGTATCCTTGACCCTCTTTAAAAGTCATAGAACTTGATATGTGTGTTCCTGTAGATGATTGAGACATACTTGCATCTGCTTTTTGATTTGCAAGGTCGTTATCGTTAATTTGATGTTTTAAATATGTTCGAATAGTACCATCATAATGATACTCTGCAAAGTATTGTAATGCATCATCTATAATATCATCAACTTGGTCATCATCCACATTGATTTCAATCACTGGTTTACCCAGTTGTCTTAATGCATATTCTTTTAATGTTGCTTTACTATTTGGAGCTGCCATAACATAATCCTGTTAGAAATTAATTTCTTCTATCAGTATTTATGTTATTTTTGATTTGAAAGTAAGAAATCGTCAATTTTTTTATTAATGTTATCTAAAGAATCCATCATTCTTTCCATATCTTTATGTAAATCTTCTTTAGAAACAAAATCTCTATTTACTTCTTCACGAGTTTTATTTAATAATACTTCTACTCTTTTAAGTTCACTGTTTAGATTTGCCATGAACCATACGAATGGGCCAATAATACCTGTTAATACTAAGTTCCATACTAAATGTCCGAGTTCAAAATCCATAAGATAATCCCTATAAAGTGTGTTTATATAAGGTTATTTAGGGAAATGAAGGTTTCCACTTTCTGGACAAACTTCAAATACTGGTATATCGTCTACTTGTCTTGCTTGTATATCTGGATGATTATTTAGGTCTTGACTGTTACCTCTCCAACTAAATGAGTTATTGAATGCAATTGAGATTCTATCAAAGTCTGTTTCTAATGGTTCTACATGATGTTGCATTGCAGAAGGAAATAATAATACATCACCTTCTCTTGGTTCTACAACAAAGTTATCTCTACTTCTTGCAGTTGCATGTATAAAGTTTGACATGTGTTTTGCTTGGCCACTTAAGAATTGTAAAACTCCAGACCCCCTAGTCTCTTCTGGAACAGAAATATAAACAACACCACTATACCAACAGCCTGGATGTGTATGCACATTATTATATCCATGTTGATAGTTTATGTTTACCCAATAATTATTATGTTCTAAAGTAAAATCTTTATGATGTTCTCCACAATAAAATGGGAATACTTCTTTATTAAAAACCTCTTCTACACCATTGAGTAAAGATTGAAATATGGGTCTTTCATCTACACCATCGTTAGATTGCCAACCAGCACCATTATTAGAACGAGACCTACCAATTGGGTCATTTTTTCTCATGGTATAACATTCTTTTTTCATTGCATTTAGTTGTTCTTGAGAAACTACACCCATATCTAATAGGTTTGCTTTAAATACATGCCATGAAAACATCGGTAAATACATTATGAATACTCCTTTCTAGTCTTAAACAGTTTTGTATAGTATGGTTCAGAAACTTTATTTTTAATATCTTCCCTTTGATTCATTTCCTTTAAATCACCTTTTATATCTTTTTCAAATCTTTCAACAACTTCTTCTTTAGTTAAATATGTAATTTTACTTTTCCAAGGATATCTAACAAAAGGTACAATTTGTACCAGTGGTGTACCTTTAGGAATTATAAAAGATTCATCTACTTTAGGATAAAAAATTAAATGATTATTTGTAGTCAACTGATTAAATTTATCAGTATCTATAATACCTTGCCATGTAGACAAATATGGATTATCAAAAAGAAAAGGGTCAAGATAATAACAAGATGTACCTTTAGGTGTTTTTATTAAAAAATCCATTTTAAATTTTAACTGCATCTTATCATCTCTGCTCATTCCAGTTACTTGTTTTGCTGGATGACCACCTACCCTGTTTATCATATCAGATAGTTCCTTAATATTAAGTTTATTAATTTCAATATAATTTACTATATCATCTACTTTTTCTTCTTTTAATAATGTTTTGATATAAGAAAGTTTTTCTGTTGATATATTTTTTAAAGGAATTGTTATAGATATTGGTTCATCATAATCATTTTTACTCATTAGAACTAAAACTGTGTGTCTATTTCTAATAAGATAACCCATAGATAACCAATCATGCATGGCTGGACATTTTTTAATAGTATCTAATCTATTACCCTCTGCATCTTCAATTAATACTGGTAGTTTTTTATACCATTCTGGTTTTACTTTTTTTGCTGGAACTGGTTCAAATAGACTATTTTCAGTGTCTATAACACACTGAAATTCTATTTCCATTTCTTTTATTGGGCATTGTTCCATAATCGCTCGTGTAAATAATATAATATAAGTTTTATTACAAAGTCAAAAGTCATGATTGCACCAGCAACCTCAACTGAACCTGTAAGGACATAACCTATTAATCCTGTAGTGACTGTTGCAATTATTCTCCATGAAAATGCTTTTGCAATAGATTTACTTTGTGAGTCCAAGCTGTCTCCTAATTTCTGTTGCAGAAATTGATTCAGTCTCTTTATCAAAAGATTCTTGTTCTATCTTATAACCTACATCTCTACCATAGGTTATATTGACAATGTTTGGTACTTTTTGTATAATAAAATGCACATTTTCTTCGTATCCTTCTCCTAGTAAAAACATTTTTATGTTCTGTTTTACTGTTTTAAAATCAAAAGGATTCTTTTTACTATTCTTCATTGCACGAATCATAATACAAACTTGACCTGTTTTATCATAACATCTTTTAAATAATGCAAGATGACCATCATGAAAAGGTTGAAATCTACCTAACATTTGTGTAGTTGGTTTATTAATATCAAACCTTCTGTTCTCTGCAAGTAACTCTCTTGCAATAACTTCGGAATGTAATTCACCATTTTGGTCTTCTACCCAATAATCAACTTCATTTTTTAAAGGTCTTTGAAATGCTTTATTTGTATCTGCATATCTACCTTTTTCTATAGTATCCATAAAGATAATATAATCTGGGTTTAAGATTTGTCTTCCTTGAGTAAAAGGACAAACAAAATCCATAATTGCAAAAGGTTTGTCGGAATCTCTGCATAGGTCTTTCATTCTATGCACCTGTCTGAGTCTACCTTCTTCTGAGAAATCCCAATCATTATGTTGGGCTCGGATTGCATCAGCATTGAAATGGTCTGCATCTAAATGTTCAAGTAGACATTTTGATATGTAAGTTTTTCCACTGCCTGGCAATCCAAAAATTAAAATTGTTTTTGTTTTCATACTAATACTTATTGTTCTCCCCAGAGACGAACTTCGTCTCCACGAACCACTAAACTAGTTCTATATGGAAATTGATTTTCAACATTGTAATCTGCATCTGGGCCTGGATGTCTGTGAGTCATTGCACCATTCATAATGACTAATCTGTTTGGTTTGTATTTAACTCTACCTATTTCATGAGACCCTTCATCTTCTGGTATTCCAGAGTATTCCTCTGCATGACTATGGTATTCACTATTGTAAAAAATTAAATCTCCACCCCAGTCATCATCCCACCTCATTTGGTCATAATAAAGAAATGATAAATTATTTAAACAATCATTTCCTAATCCTGTATCTTCATGTACAGTCCCATCTTGTCCTTTTGTTTGTCCATTAAATCCACAATATTGAAATTTGACCCAATCAAAATGAAAGTCTTGTCTTAATTTGTGAATAAACCAATCTATCATAGAATGTCTATAACCAACACCTTTTGGTGATATAGCATTTTTTTTCCACTCTGCTTGATTCTTCCACCTATCACTATTTAATGCTCTTTGTTCTGACCACCAGTCTGGACTTTTTGCTTTTCTCTCCCAACCCCTATCTTCTATATTAATGTAAATAGATTCACCCCAATATAAATGTCTTATTTTATCATTACGAATTACTCTATTTTGTCTACCCCATTTTGAAGAACTAAATCTCGATTCATACCAAGAATCATGAATACTTGGTGGTAAATAATTATCAATTACCCATATTTGTTTAAAGGGTAAACTAGGAATGGGTTTAGGTTTTTGCAAAAACTGAACATCTATAGGTTGCATTAACCATTCATAATGGTTTGACACTAAACTGACCTCTTATCCTCACCGATGTCTTCTTGTCCACCATTAATATCTAAGGTATCAGAACTTTTATCGAATCTATCATCTGCCCAAGAAGACTCACAGAAAGTATCGATATTTGGTATAGTTGGCAATTGATTTTCATAAAACTCATAATCTTTTAAATCTATTTCAAGTGTTTGATTTATTTCTTCTTTTAATCTATAGTAAATACCATTTATAAAATCCATCCAATCTAAAACTCTTCTTCCAATTTGTCTTCTTGGGTCGTTTGACATTTCTCTAGATGCAATTACAAGTTGTGCTGTATTTTTAAATCCAAGTTCTTCGATATTACTTTGTAATGCTGAAATTCTGTCTTCGACTAGGTATTCAAGGTCTTCAATTGTCTGTTTTTGCATGGTTACACTTGCGGGCGGGTCACATAATTTAATATATTCTTCTATTTCAGAAATATGTTCTTCACTTAAAGGTAATTTTTCTTCATTTAAAACATATTCAGTTTCATCATCAAAAGGACAATAAAATAAAACATCGTAATCAAATGAGAATTGTGGTTTTTGTGTTTTTTTATAGTTCCAACGAAGTCCTTTATCGTTAGTTATGTGTAACACATTTTCGTCATCGTACACTAATAACATAATATAATCTCCATAATATAGTAGTATATAGTCTGGTTTTAAGGCCAGGGTTTATTCAAATCACCATCCCATGTAGATACTGGTCTAGTTGCTGGTCGAGTCGAAGGTCTAGTTGCTGGTCGAGTCGAAGGTCTAGTTGATGGTCTAGTATTTGTCACCTCATAACTTGTAGGCCTATTGATTGTTTGTTCAAAATTAGCAGGTCTACTATTTTGTAGTTGTGATGGTCTCGGTATTGTTTGTTCAAAACTTGTAGGTCTAGAAATTGTTTGTTCAAAACTTGTAGGTCTACTAATAGTAACTTCAAAACTTGTAGGTCTTGGAGTTTGAAAATTAGTAGGTCTGTTAATAGTTACCTCATAAGAAGTAGGCCTATTAATAGTTACCTCATAAGAGGTAGGTCTATTAATTGTTTGTTCATATGAAGGCGGTCTATAGTTTTGTATTTGAAAATTAGCAGGCCTATTAATAGTTCCTTGAGTTTGATAGTTTGCTGGTCTATTAATAGTTTGGTTAGTTTGATAGTTTGCTGGTCTATTAATAGTTCCAGTAGTTTGATAATTTGCTGGTCTAGAATTCTGTATCTGATATGATGGTGGTCTATAGTTTTGTATCTGATATGATGGTGGTCTATAGTTTTGTATCTGATATGATGGTGGTCTATAGGCCTGCACTTGATAGCTATCTGGTCTCTCAGCCCATCTTTGATAATTTGCTGGTCTTGGTATTGTTTGTTCATAAGAGCCAGGTCTATTAATGGTAATTGCAAAAGGTGGATTTGTTAAACCAAATTTAGGATTATAAGAGCCAGCGATGGTTTGTTGATAAGAGGTAGGTCTTGGTATTGTTTGTTCATATGAAGTAGGTCTAGAAACTTGGACTTGGTATTCATCTGGCCTATATATTTCTTGTTGGTAGTATTGTGGTCTATATCCAGTAGTCTGGAAGTATTGTGGTCTATATCCAGTAGTCTGGAAGTATTGTGGTCTATATCCAGTAGTCTGATAATTTGTAGGTCTAGGATTAGTAATCTGAACATTATATGATGTTGGTCTAGGATTAGTAATCTGAACATTATATGATGTAGGTCTAGGATTAGTAATCTGAACATTATATGATGTAGGTCTAGAACCTTGAGTTTGATAGTTTGCTGGTCTATTAATAGTTACTTCATAAGAGCCAGGTCTTGGTATTGTTTGTTCATAAGAGCCAGGTCTTGGTATAGTTTGTTCATAACTTGATGGTCTACTATTTTGTAATTGAGCAGGTCTAGGAATAGTTTGTTCAAATGATGAAGGTCTATTGATTGTTACTTCATAAGATGATGGTCTATTAATGGTAACTTCAAAACTTGATGGTCTTGGAGTTTGGAAATTCGTTGGCCTAGGTATAGTTACTTCATAAGACGAAGGTCTATTAATCGTCACTTCAAATGGTTGTTGAAAAGGTTGTTGAAACCCTTGTTGGAATGGTTGCTGAAAAGGTTGCTGAAAAGGTTGTTGTACCTGTATTGTACCTGTTTGAAATTCCCACCCTGTAGGAGTTTTTCTTTTTACATCAACGACCTTCTTCCACCCAGATGGAGTTTTTACTCTCCATCCTGTAGTGTCATTCCATCCCGCTGGGGTTTTTACTTTTGAACTCATTAATCAATTTCCTCATTCATTATATATTGTTACTATGAGTATGTTATCCAGATATCACCAACTGCTCCATCTGAACCGCCAGGTGCAGAAGAATGTATGAATACATTTCTCATTGCTTTTGCACTTGCACCTATTGTTGTATAACTTGTTGTTGCAGCTCCTGTAACTCCCAATGTTCCACCCACTGTTTGGTTACCACTAACTGCTAATCCTGTTAAAGTACCAACACTTGTAATTGCAGTCTGAGCTGCACCTGTTACTGTAGCTGCACTTCCAGAAGTGTTTCCTGTGACATTACCTTCTAAGTTTGCAACCAATGTTCCAGTAGTAACAGTTAAACTACCAGTTGAAGAACCTGTTGCAGTAGTTGTTCCCATAACAAACTTATCTGCACTTTCGTCCCAACCCATAAATGCATTGTTACCTGTTGAACCTCTTTCAAGTATAAGACCTAAGTCATTACTGTTTGAACCAGTATTACCAGAACCAAGTTCTATTAATGCATCTTCAATTGTTGTGTTTGTTGAACTATTTGTTACAGATGAACCATTAACTGTTAGGTTACCAGTAATTACAACATTACCACCAGCAGTTATATCTGTTGCAGCTATATCTGCAAAGGTTACATCTGAGGTTGTTGCAACATCCTGTCCAATACTAATTGCAGGCTCCCATCCTTCACCAGCACTACCTGTGACAGTAACACCAGTTCCACCAGTAACATTGTCAACATAGTTACCAGTTGTTCCAGAACCTAAAGCAACATCTGCTACTACAAAATTAACTTTTGCAGATGCATCGTCATAAGTAACTGCAATACCTGTTTCTGTATTACCAGTAAACATTCCACCAACTGCGTCTTGAGCTGCTTCATTAAAGTCTGAAACTGCACCACTTGTAATACTAATGTCTACATTAGATGCACTTGTTACTCTACCTTTTGAATCTACTGCTACTTGAGCAACACTGTCTGCATCACCATAAGTTGCAGCTGATACACCAGAGTTTGCAAGTGTGATTGGTAATGCAACATTACCTGTTCCATCAAATGACTGTGCTGAATCTGTAGTTGCATCTCCACTTACTGTAAAGTTTCTTGAAGTTGCAAGTGCAGTTGCAGTTGCAGAGTTTCCTGTTGAACTCCCAGCACTACCACTTACATTACCTGTAATATTTGCAACTAGAGTTGCAACACCATATCCTGTTCCAGTTGTATTAACTGTTGTTGAAGGTTCTACCTGTGTATCTGTAAATAATCTAAATGTGTTATCTGTTGATGCATCAAAGAATATACCACCATATTTGGTTGTTCCACCTTCCACATACTTACCATAAAAACCAAAGTCTGTTGCATTTCCTGTATTTGCATTTGTTAAACCTGTAAAGTTTGAGTCGGATACAATTGCACCTGTTTGTGTTGTTGTTCCACTAACTACCAAGTTACCACTAACTGTTAAATCATTTGATACTGTTACATCACTTGGTAATCCTACTGTTACTGTTCCAGAAGATTCTCCAACTTCTACTTCATTCGAAGTTCCAGAGAATGTAAGTGTATTTCCTAATGCAATTGCAGTAGAAGCTGAACCATCGGTTACTGTAAAACTAGAGTTTGCAAGATTACTGTTTGAAATTGAACCTGCTAACATACTGTTTTCTACAGTTCCAGCACCTATTGTCAATGCAATACTAGTGCTACCTAGGTTTGTCATAACTCCAGAACCAGTTACATCTCCTGTGTAAGATAATGTTGGGTCATTAACATTAAAGTCTAAAGTGCCATCTGAGTCTTCATAGGTAACTGAGATACCACTTTCTGTATTAGATGATACCATTCCACCAACGACATCTTGAACTCTTTCTGTAGTATGGTAGAGATTGCTTGAGCCTTCGGATAAGTTGTCTGTGTCAAATCCAGAAATACTTGTTACTAAATCAATAGTTCCATCACTATCTTCATAAGTTGCAGTAATACCTGTTTCTGTATTTGAACTGAACATTGCTCCTACAGTGTCTTGAATTACTTCTGATAGGTCTATATTTGCAGAACCATCGAATGAAACACCATGAATTGTTCTTGCATTCGCCAATGCAGTTGCAGTTGCAGCGTTTCCTGTTGTATCTTGGTTAAGTGTTGCAACTGTAAAATCTAAAGTACCATCTGCATCATCATATGCAACTGTAATACCACTTTCGGTATTAGATGTTACCATTGCACCTACGATATCTTCTACAGACTCAGTAAGGTCTGTAATAGTTGATGCAGTTGTGCTTACTACTAAATCGATTGTACCATCTGAATCTTGATATGTTGCACCAACACCTGTTTCAGTATTACCAGAGAACATTGCACCAACAATGTCTTGAATTCTTTCTGCATTTAGTGTAACATCACCAGTTGATACAGTAAAGTCTGTTCCATCAAATGTTGCAACACCAGCATTTGTTTCTGTTGCAAGTTCAGCTGCTATTGTAGCAGTTGACCCTTCACTTGCTGTATGAGTTATATCAATACCTTGACCAGCAGATAACTCTCTTAAAAAGTTACCAGTTGTATCTGTTCCTAATACAACTGAATCAGCTTGAATAGTTGAATTAATAGATATGTTTCCAGTTCCATCAAATGATGCAGAACCAACTACATCTCCTGCTATTGCAATTGTTCTTGCAGATGCAAGTGCTGTTGCTGTATCAGCATTACCTTCTAAGTCTGCAATTAATTTACCTGTTGAATGTCCTGTTCCACTTGTATTAACTGTGGTTGTAGGTTCTGATTGGTTTCCATGAAATAATCTAAACTTACTTGATTCAGATGCATCCCATAGTAAACCAGCATATTTTGTGGTTGAACCTTCAACATATTGACCATACAAACCGAAGTCGGTTGCATTTGCAGCGTTATCTTTTGCAACTTTTACTGAACCATCTGCCACTTCTAAAGTAGTAGATGATACTGTTGTTGTACTTCCTTGTACTGTAAGGTTACCAGATAAAGTTAAATTGGCTGCACCAACATCTCCTGTTACTGTTAAATCGTTTCCTATTGTTACATCATCTGGCAATGCAAGAGTTACACTTGCACTTTCTGAACCAGAGCCAGATACAGTAATTTCATTTGCTGTTCCTGTAATATCTTGTACATAGTTTCCTGTTGTGTCTGTTCCTAATGCAACACTGTTAGCTGCAATTGTTGTAGATATAGATGTATTTCCTAGGTCTGTCATTGTTGCAGAACCAGTTACATCTCCTGTCAAGGAAATGGTAGGGTCATTGACATTAAAGTCTAGAGTACCATCTGAGTCGTCATAGGTCACTCCTATACCACTTTCTGTGTTAGATGATACCATTGCACCAACTACATCTTGAACTCTCTCAGTGGTGTGATATTGGTTTGTTCCTTCTGGTAAAAAAGTTGTGTTTGGAGTTGCACCTATTATTACAGATGCACCCATTCCACTATGGTTTGCACAATAGTAATAATGTGGATTCATTGCATCCATTTCAAAACATACTTCTACATATGCACCAGCTGAACCTGCTGTTCCTACTTTATTATAGATAGTATATCCAGCTGACATTTCAGAACCACTGTTATGTGTTCCATCACTGGTTGTAGAGAATCTTAAAGGATGGTTTGAGTTTGTATTATCTGACTGGTCAAATCTGTAAACAACATTGGGAGAAAGTTTTGCTGTTTGTTGTGACCCACCATCTAATAAAAACTTACCACCATTTACTGTAACTACAACTTTATGGTAGTATGGTGCTGATGTATTGTTTAATTGTTGTTCTACTGCAAGGTCAATAGTTCCATCACTATCTTCATAACCTACAGTTATATTAGTTTCAGTGTTAGAACTAAACATAGCTCCCACTGTATCTTGAATGAATTCTGCACCTACTGTTGCACTAAATGTACCAGATGAATCATCATATGAAAATGATATACCTGTATGTGTTCCAGCACCGAACAGACTTGAAATCTGGTCTTGTATCGCTTCAACTGCACCAGTAGAGTCTAGTTCTCCAGATGCATTTAAAAGGTCTGCAAGATATCTTGCTTTTGTTGGCATTTTAAAGTTTCTCCCTAATTAAATCCTTTATAGTTATTTATCTTATTCATCTATTTCAATGAAACTTTCACCTGTGATTTCTTCTAATTTTCGAATCATCTTTTCCATATTGACTTTAAATCTTTTTCCTGTTATACTATTCTCAGAATAATATGTCCATTCACCCTCAGCATTGTGAGGAGATATTTGTGTGACATTACCTGCCTCATCTCTTACAAATAATTCTGCACTACTCGATACATCCTTTGCATATATGGCTGCACGATTTGTGACTCCAGATGGGTCGGATGCAAGTACTTCCATATGCATTGGCCCAATAATACCATTACCATTAGTGTTTAAGTCACCACCTAAGAATGGTGCAGTATCCAGAAATAAGTTTACTTCTGGTGTTTCAAATCCATATTCAATGACATCTATAACATAGTTTGGGTCTGTAAGTGCATCAACAAATGTAATTTCTGAACCACTACCAGAACTCCATTGTCCTTTTTTAACTAAGATACCATTCACAAATACCTCTGAATATTTGGGAATGACACTTAATGTATTTCCATTTGCATCACTTCCACTTATACTTGAAGTAGAAGATGCAGTAATGTCATATTGATTTCTAAAAAATGGTGCAGAACCATCATAAGATTTTATAATTACAGTATCACTAACCTGTAGTCCAGCATTAAATGTTATTGTGGTTGTATTTGTTTCTGTATAGTCTGTAGATGTTCTATTATCCATAAGAACACCATTTAAGAATACTAAGACTTGGCCTGGCGTATATGCTAAGGTATTACCATTTTCATCTGCACCAGATATAACAGTTTGTCCTGCTGTTGCAGTATATTCATAAACAGAGATTGCTGTAAGCTTTGCACCAGAACTCCCACCTAAAGATATTATCTCTAAGTAGTCAGATGATTTTGCACCATCATCTAATACTATTGATGTTCCATTACTTGCAGTATAATCATCTGGGTCTAAGAATACACCATTTAAAAATACAAGTATTTGTCCAGCAGTATATGATAAACTTTCATTGTTTACATCGGTGCCTGAAAATGTTGTTTGGTTTGCACTTGCATTATAAAGGTAATGTTTCATTACAGTAAAATCAGATGTTTCTGCACCTACCTCAACGATAGATTCAGTTCCACCTACACTTTTCTTAATGTATGCCTTACCATCATAGGTGTTCAATGCCAATTCACCTAACGCTAAGTCAGATGTACTTGGAATAGCACCAGCAGTAGCAGACCTTTTTAATTGGACTGTCTGTGTCATATGTCACTCACTTTGTCATTAGGGTATATACCCTGTAATACTCTGTTATATAACAGATTCTTTTTCTAAAATTGCACTCCATGTAGAAGTGTCTACAGTATATTTGATTCTAATCTGGTCATCTGCATAACCAAGTCCCAAATAATTTAAAACATCGTTTGGAACATTTTTAATAGTTCTCTCAACTAATTTATTATTAGATTCCCACCAACCATTTGTTGGTGTCTCACCATCAACTCTGAATCCTAATTGTAATTCTCTACCACCCTCAGAATTATCTAATTTGAGTTTAGCAGTCATGTTTCCATTATCACTAATAAAAACTTTACCATCTATAGGTAAATAAAGTTGTTGCATTACATTATCTGGAATTTGTATATCAATTGTTCTATCGACAACAAAACCATCTACTCCAGAATTATCAGAATTCCATACTTTTCCATAACTCATAATATATTCCTTTTTTTAAAAGACATCCGATGTCATGTTATTAATAACTACCACCATCTATTGCGGTAATTGAAACTGCACCAGATGATACTGTAAATTCACTTGCATTAAAAGATGCAATACCTTTGTTAGTTGCAGTAGCATCTTCAGCTGATAAAGTTATACTACCAGCACCATTTGTAACATCTAAACCTTCTCCAGCAGTTAATGTTCCTAATTGCATGTCACCATTACCTGTGTGACCCATTAGAATCTGACCATTGGTTGGTGCAGAACCATCTACACTTGTAATTGAACCAGCAAGGTCTAGTGAACCAATATCTAAACTACCTTTTGTACCAGATATAATTGAACTTGAATCAGTTGCTTCTGGAACAAAGGTAAATTTACCTGTACTATCATCAAATCCGAAGAACCCTAATTTTGCAGATGAACCATCGTGCCATCTGAATTCCATACCTCTATCTTTGTTATCGTCTGAGCCTGGAGCAGAATCTCCACCTACGACAAAGATTGGGTCATCAACTGTGACTGTTGTACTGTTTACAGTTGTTGTAGTTCCATTGATAGTTAAATTACCATCTACTGTAAGGTTGTTACCTATAGTTACATTATCTGGTAATGCAATTTGAATTTGTTGTGAACTTGCAGTTGTTACAATCTCGTTTGCAGTACCAATAATTGATAATGATTGTGAATCTAAATCGATTGCACCTGTTCCACTGTCACCAGCAGTATCTAAATCTTGAGCAGTTATATTTGTATCTACATAATCTTTAACTGCAGCTGATGTTGGAACTGTTGTGTCATTATCGTTTGAACCAATTCCTTCACTTTCTATTACTAAGAAAGAATCGTTTAAACTTACTGCACCACTTGCTACAGTAAATTGTGAACTGTTAAATGATGCAAGACCTTTATTTGATGTACTTGCATCTTCCCCAGCTATTGTAATTGTATTGTCTGATACTGTTGTATCAATACCTTCACCACCTGTGAAAGTTAAAGTCTCACCAGTTGAGAATGAATCGTTTGACCCACTATCTGCAGCTAATGATAAACTTGATACTACTGTTGCAAATTCTAACTGACCAGAACCATTTGTTCGAATGAACTGTCCAGAAGAACCATCACCATCTGGTAATGTAAATGTAGTATCACTTGTTACTGCATTTGGTGATTTAAGTGCAACAAAATTTGTTCCATTGTCACTATCTTCGTATAGTTTTAAACTACCACCAGTTGAACTTCCATTCCCTACTTTGAAGTCGGCTGGTGTAGGTGTTGTTCCATCTAAAATATCTGTATAGTATTTACCACCTAATTTCTGTATTACTGCACTACCACCACTATCTTGGGACTCTACATATAAGATTGCACCACTTCCACTATTGGAAGCATCCATTGAATATGCTAATTCACCTTGAGCTAAGTCAGATGCAGTAGGGGCAGAAACACCTGTGCTTCTTTTAATCTGAATTACTGTTGACATTATTTTCTCCTAATTATATCCTTTAGTATTAGTAAGTTCCACCATCTATTGAATTAGATGATTCAAACTTTCCTGTACTTGCATCAAATATAAGGGTCGTTCCACTTTGCAATGATTCAGTAGTTGTATCTACATTTGCAAGTTCGTTTAATTCTATTGAACTTGCATCTACTTGTCCTATTGCAACCTGTTTCACCTGTTTATTCTGAGGATTAGCAACCTTTAATGAAATATTAGGTTGTTGAGTCACTTTTACTTGCGTAGTCATAATTAACTCCTAGAAACACTTGGTGTCATAATCAATTGACCTTCCATCAATCTTGTTTTACCTCCGCTTGAATCTGTCTGTAATACATCATAAACATATCTACCAGATTCAATTGCAGCGGTTTGTACATCGGTAAGACTTAATGTTAAGTTCCCACCAACTCCATCGTGTGTGGCAGTAAATGTTCCCTTGACTGTAGAAGAACCATGACTTTTTCTTATTTGTGCAAGAAAACTTGAACCTGTCAAGTTCAATGCAGAATTTGTTGAATCAGTCAATGCCACAGAGATAGAAAAGTCTATACCTTGGTCTACGAATAAATTACTGATACTTGCCATATAAAATACTACCTTTTGATGTTATCTTAGTAGTATTTATGCAATTTAGGACTTTGAACTTTGGATTTCTTTTTTAAGTAATTGCTTGATATTTTACTGTTGGAGTTTTTTGTTCTTCAATTGTACTGTAAATTGAATGTTTGTGGTCATTCATAGCAGTAGAGCCTACTGCTCCTTCAAACCACCCCAAAATAGCATCTTTTTCGCTTGTAGATAAAGATGATATATCTGAAAATACTGTATAATCTGCAACTGCTTTAAATTTTAAATTGAAAGCACATGGTATAGCAAAATTTGCTGTATATGTATTTTCTCCCACAGTTTCAGTTCCAGTGTAATTTACTACAATTTCATAAATTGCATTTGTTACACTTCCATCAGTTGCCTGATGAGTAGGGTGATAACTAACCCCTATTAATTCTTTTGTATAAGTTATTGCCATAATTTTTTCTCCTATGTAACTAATTCGTGAAACGCATACTCTGACTTCTTCTCATCTGTTCCACCATAAGCATGAGTATAAGTTTGGGAAACTCCTGTTCCCTGTCTGTAAGCTACTCCACTACCCCCTCTAAGGTCTTCACTATTTCCTATTCTTCCAAAAGCAGTATACCCGCTAAAATTTACTGTAGAATCATTATCAGAACCAGCATGAGATGCAGCTAAACCAATAAATGTTCTATTTGTAGCAGTAGTTCTTGTAACACTTACAGTATTTAGTGAAGAAGTTGCACTAGAGACATTTTGAGCTAAACTTGTTACACCTGAAAATCCTGCTCCAGCAATAGTATTATAGTTTCCATTATATCCAATCGAAGTTGTGCCAGGGTTTAATTTAAAAAAACCTTGTGAGCGTTCAAAATTTTGTGGTGCTTTAAAAGCTAAGTTGTTAGGTTGTATTAAGGTAGGACTTCCAGATAAAGAAATGTCATATTGACTACCTGTTGGCCTTCCATCTTGTGCTAATCCAATAAATGCATTTGACCCTGTAGGAGCAGTTATTGAAATTGTTGTACTTGAAGCACTATAATTACCATTGGTAACAAAGCCTTCAAAATTATCAGCTGATTTACCATAAAAATTAGAGAGAGATATAGTGCCTGAAGATACGCCTGCAAGATTTCTTAAAGCAGTTTCGTTTAAAGAAGATGTAGCTGTTGCACTTCTACTTAGTTCTAAATTAATAGACCTATTAGTTGTTGTGCCACCTATTGATATGGAGCCTGAACTAACTAGTGGCATTATCTAACCTCTCTTTTAATTCTTTGATTGCTTCTATGAGATAACCAACAACATTGCCATAAGCTATAGACTTGTATTCTCCATCATGTACTAACTCGGGCGCAATCTTTTCA